TATTAACATTTTCATTTTAAAATATGGAACGCACAGTAAATAGCTTTCCTATACAAAAAATACCTTTTAGCCAAAAGAGTGAAGAATGGAAAAAAACATGTGTAGACTATATCATAGGGCAATCTCAATTAAGTAATGGTAGTTCAATACCTACTGATGAAGAGATGCAAACATACTATGATTTATATAATAGTGTATACAGTGAGAAGGATTTAAAATATGTTACAAATCCTTTTAATCAAGATGATGGTTTTCCAGCAGTAGCTCAGGACTATAACATTATTAGACCTAAAATTGATTTATTAATTGGTGAAGAAACTAAAAGACCATTTAATTTTAAAGTATGTAGGACTAGTGATGCAGCTGCAAGTGAAATGCAGGAAAAAGCTAAACAGATGTTGCTTGATTATGTTCAAGCATCTATTATGGCTAAAATGGGTCCTGAAGAACAGGCTAGGTATGAGGAAGCATTATCTTCTGGTGAAATACAAACCCCAGAGCAAATACAGGAATACCTTACTAAGGATTATAAAGATGTAGCAGAAGTTACTGCTTATCATACCCTAAACTATTTAAAACACTCTTTAAATATTGATCACGAGTTTGTAAAAACTTGGAAAGACGGTTTAATTGCTGGTGAAGAAGTAATATATGTAGGCATCAGGAATGGGGAGCCTTGTTTGAATAGAGTTAATCCAAAGAACTTTTGGTTTGATGATGCTGAAGGAATTGAGTTTATTCATGAAGCTTCAATGTGTTGTTATAAAATGCTTATGCCATATACTCAGGTATATGATGAGTTTTATGATAAACTTGATGAAAAACAGCTTAACCAACTACTAGAGAAATTTGGTCAATATGGTAAAGGAGCTAAGAATTGGTTAGGTGATAAGAACATGGTAGATGATTGGAATCATATTGATACGAAAATCTACAGTAAGTATCCTGATCATAATCCTTATGGAGATGCAGAGGATGTAGTAGTATATCATGTATGTTGGAAATCTTTTAAAAAGATTGGTTTTGTTACTATAGTTAACCCTGAAACTGGAGAAGAGGAAGAATTCGTAGTAGATGAGTATTACAAGTCTACTGGTAATGAAGTGAGTGTTGAATGGGATTGGATCATTGAAGTATGGGAAGGATATAATGCTGATGATCTTTACTTTGGAATTCAACCTATTGAATACCAATACATTACAAGTAAAAATCTTAATTCTCAGCGACTGCCATATACAGGAATTGTCTATAGTAATACTAATAGTGCTCCTAAGTCTTTAGTTAGTATTATGAAGCCTCTACAGTATTTGTACATTACGACATTCTATAGAATGGAATTAGCAATGGCTAGGGATAAAGGTAAAGTTCCTGTAATGGATGTTACACAGATACCAAAAGGTTTAGGTATTGATACTGCTAAATGGATGCATTATTTAAGTGCACTAGGAGTAGCATTCATTAACCCATATGATGAAGGATGGGATATTCCAGGCAGGGAAGGAGGTAGACCATCTAATTTTAATGGATTTACCACTTGGGATCTTACTATGGGTAATGTTATTGCTCAATATATTCAATTACTAGATAAGATTGAATCAATGGCTTCAGAGTTATCTGGAGTAACACCACAAAGACAAGGGGCAATATCTAGTACTGAATTGGTAGGTAATGTAGAACGTTCAGTTATTCAATCTGCTCATATTACAGAACCATTATTCTGGATGCATAATCAGGTGAAAAGACAAGCATTGCTTATGTTATTAAATACTGCTAAAGCTGCATGGAAAGATAGTGATAAACAGTATTTAAATTACATATTTGATGATACTACTAGAGCATTCATAACATTAGCTGATAATTTCCCTTATGAAGATTTCGACATCTTTGTAACTGATAGTACTAAAGAAGTACAGGCTATTGAACAACTTAGAGCATTAATTCAACCTGCTATGCAGAATGGTGCAAGTTTAGTAGACGCTGCCGAAATGTATACTATGGATAATCTATCATTAATCAAGAGTAAACTACAAGAGCTTGAACAACAAAGATTATCACAGCAGCAAGCAATGCAACAGCAAGAAGCTGAACAGCAACAGCAATTAATACAGATGCAGAATCAAGTTAAAGAACAAGAGCTTATGCTTAAAGAAGCTGAGCTTGATCTTGAAAAATATAAAATTGATCAAGATAATGCTACTAAGATTACTGTAGCTCAATTGAATGCATACAGAGGATCTGAAAATATGGATCAAGATATGAATGGTATACCTGATCCTATTGAGATTGGTAATCAAGAAATAGCTAGACAAAAAGCTGTATCTGATGCTGTAAGTAAACAGATGGATTTAGCTAATAAAGCTAGAGCTGAAGAGAATAAGAAAGAGTTAGAAAAACGTAAGATTGAACAAGCTGAAAAAGCTGAGAAACTTAAAGCTACAATTGAACGAGAAAGACTAGCTCTTGAAAAGAAAAAGCTTGATGAAGCTAAGAAGTTGCAAGCTCAGAAAGATAAAGCTGCAATGGATAGAGAGAAACTTAAGGCTAAAACTGCTCTTAAGAATAAAGTGGTAGGTGAGAGTAAAACTAAAAAATAGGAGATAACAATTATGGCATGTAAAGGAGGCTCTAAAAAAGGCGGAAAAGGTAAACCAGGTAAGACAGGTAAGTAAATATTACTAGTATGAAATGGAAAGATCTATCTCTTAAAGAGAGAAAACAGATATATGATAGTGTCAGGGCAAATAACCCTGATGCTACATATTTTGATATTAAAGAGCAATTTGATTCTATTCCTACATATGAAGATGGTAAAGGTAAAACCATAAACAAAGCAGATTTACCACCAGAATATAGAACTGGTACTCCTGAATACTTTGAAAGACAAAGGAAAATATCAGGTGCAGTTAATGCAGTTCAACCAGAAGCTTATATTACTCCAGCTGGTTATATTAAAGATGCAGTTAACTTCATTGAAGACTTAGGCAAAGGAGATTATGCTGGAGCTGCCATTGATGCTGCATTAAATCTAATACCTTGGGGAGTTGGTAAAACTATAAAGAAAATAAAAAAGAAAGTAGGAAGAGCAATTGAAGGAACAGACGCATATACTGCAGAATCCTATGCCGAGCCTTTTACTCCTACAATCACTAAAAAGAAGAAGGGTAAAAAGGTTAAAACTGAAGCTGATTATGACCAAGAGTTTGCCGAAGTAAAGAGAAAATATAATAACATGCAGGAGTATGATAAGGAACTTAGTAAGATTACTAATGATTTATTTATGCCTACTGATGGTAGTGTAGAAACTCTTGAAAAGGTTGATAAAGCTTATGGTACAAATTATAAGAAAGCTGCATCTGCCATTGCTTTTCAGGATATGGCTAATAGAGGTAAGTACGTTAAGCATCAACAAATGTATGATAGTGCTGGGAATCCTATATATGGTAGAACTACCGGTAAAGTAGATCAGCCTACTATAGAAGATATGACAATTAGTCTTAATCCAGATTATTATCTGGAAGGGACAGCAAATCATGAAATTAGTCACTTAGCAGATGCCTTAGTTAATAAAGCGCATAGTGCAGATGCTACAAATAACTATATGGAATATCTACTAGATAGAGATAATATAATGAGTTATAATGAGATAAGACAGAGCTTGATGGATGTTAACCCTAACACGTATAGATACTTAACTACACCTAGTGAAAATAAGGCTCACATGATTCAACTTAAGAGAGGTATGCAAAAAGAAGGTCTTATTAACAACTGGACAGATCCTATTACTCAGGATAAGATCGAGGAGTATTTATCTTATCGTAGTAAATATGCAAATAGGGTCAACCCAGTATTACGAACTCTATATGATATTAGACCAGATAAGCAAGGTTTTATAAATAGAATGAACAATCTTACTCCAATCGAATGGGCAGTTCCATTAGGATTACCTATGTTCTTTGGAGAAGAACAAGAAAACAAATAATCAATATGAAAGAGTTAGAAGGAGTATACCCACTATATCCTGTACCAAGTTATAAGAATGGTGGAATACATATCAAGAAAAGCAAGAGAGGTACATTTAAAGCTGCAGCTAAGAAAGCTGGTATGGGTGTACAAGAATATGCAAATAAAGTATTAAAGAAAGGTAGTAAAGCAAGTCCAGCTATGAAGAAAAAAGCTAACTTTGCTAGGAACGCCGCTAAATGGAAACATTAATAAATCTAATTAAATATAATTATGGATAACAATAGTAATACACTATTAGGTTGGGAAGCAGTAGCAGATGCATTGTCATCTGAAACATTAAATAATCCTCTAGTAACAGGTACGTTTAGTACAAGTAATGATGATCTATCTGATGATGAAATCAAACGTTTACAAAGAACTAACAGAGGTCCTTCAGTAAAGGAAGTATTTGGAATAGATACTTCTAAAGAAGAAAAAGATACTGAGGTTGAAGAAACTGAAGAAACTGAAGAGGAAACAGAAGTAGAAGAAAAGGAAGTAGAAGTTGAAGAACCTAAAAAGAAAGATAAACAAACTAAGGAAGTAGAAACCGTTGAGGAAACATCTACTGAAGAAGAGGAGTTAGATAATGAAGGTATTCAAGTTAGTGCTTTTTTTGATGCTATTACTGAGGAATTAGGGTTAGACTTTGAAGAAGATGAAGAATCACAGAAACCTAAAACAGTAGAGGAATTATGTGAATACTTCAAGGATTTGATTGAAGAAAATTCAACTCCAGAGTATTCAAGTGAAGAGGTTGCTAAGATTGATGAATTTGTTCGTAATGGTGGTAAACTAGAAGATTATTTTCAAGTTAGTGCTGCTATTGATTTTGATAACTTTGACACTTCAATTGAGAGTAATCAAAAGCAAATCATTCGTGAATTGTTGTTAGAAAAAGGGTTTAGTGAGAAGAGAATCCAGAGTAAACTAGAGAAGTATGAAGATGCTGGTATTCTAGAAGATGAAGCAGAGGAAGCTCTTGAACTAATGAAGGAGATTACCGAAAAGAAGAAGGAACAGCTATTGATTGATCAGGAAAAGCAAAATGAGGCAAGAATCGAGCGCCAACAAAAATTTGTCGATGACGTTGTCACCAACATTAAATCGCTGAAAGATATCAGAGGTATCGCTATTCCTGAAAAGGATAAAAAAGCTTTATTGAATTATATCTTTAAAGCGGACTCAGATGGTCTTACTCAATATCAGAAAGACTATTCTAAGAGTGTAAAAAATTTAATTGAGTCTGCCTATTTTACTATGAAGGGAGACACTTTGCTAGATACTGCAAAAAAAATTGGAACTAGCTCTGCTATAAAGACCTTGAAACAAAGTTTAAAGACAACAGGTGCTACGAAAGGCACTAAAAGAATTCACACTAGTTCATCAAACTCTATATGGAGTATCGCAGCACGAAGTTTAAACAATAATTAAAGATTATAAATTAATTTATGGATAACGGAATTCTGAATAATTTACAGATCGGTAAAAGTAGATGGTTTTCAGATCTTATTGACGAGAATAAGATTTCAGAAGCAATGTTGTCAAGACCGTATGAAGTAGAACGTATTGTTTCTTACGTATTTGCCGCAAAAGACGGTGCTTATGGTACTTCCATTGATGCTATCACAGGTGGTCTTGGTAACGTAATGACTATTGATCAAAGTACATATGAATGGTATGTTGAAATTGATACCGATAGAGCTGTAACAATTCGCTCTGCAAAATGGCAGGGTACTGAAATTACTGCTGCTAATGCTGACACAATCATGGCTGGTATTGGCAACACACCTATCCAAGTATGGGTAGAAGATAAATGGTTTGGTCCGGGTGCTATTGTAGTACTTGATGACAAAGAATATCAATTACGTATTCAAGGTGCTCCTGTACAGGACGGTAACTTGTGGTGCTATACTATGTTCATCGCTGATGGTCAGTCTAGTTCATACGTTCCCGGTAAGTATTTGTTAGCTGGTCGTGAGATGTCACGTCTTGGTGCTGCTTACGAGGAGTACAGTGAAGAAGCAGATATCCTGAACTACAATACTCAATTCAAGATGCGTAACTACTTATTCACAACTCGTTTGAGTTATGATATTACAGGTACGGCTTATGCAACTGTATTGTGGATTGCATTGAAGGATCCTAAAACAGGTAAGAAATCTTATTTGTGGTCTGACTATCAAGAATGGGTGGCAATGCGTGAATGGAGGAAACGTTGTGAGATGATGATGGTTTACTCTAAGTCAAATCGTAACGCTGATGGTACTTTCTCTTTGAAAGGTACTAATGGTCGTCCAGTTTACTTGCCAGCTGGTTTGCTTGAGCAGATTGCACCGTCTAATAGACGTTATTACACTGAGTTGACAGCAGAGTTGCTTGAGGACTTCTTGTTTGATCTGTCTTACAATATTCTTGGTACTAATGAGCGTAAGTTCGTAGCCTTAACTGGTGAAATGGGTATTCGTGAGTTTGACCGTGTATTGAAGCAGAAAGCTGCTACGATGAATGTAATTGATACTAAGTTTATCAGCGGTAGCGGTCAAGAGTTAACTTTAGGTGGTCAGTTTGTAACATACAAGATGACTAATGGTATTGAGTTGACATTGAAACACTTCCCGTTGTATGACAACACTACATTTAATCGTTTGTCACACCCGCTTTCTGGTAAGCCGCTTGAGTCTTATCGTTTTACATTCTTAGATGTAAGTCGTAGAGATGGCGAAGCAAACATTGTTAAGGTAGTACGTAAGGGTCGTGAATTCATGCAGTGGTATACTGGTGGTTCTATTTCTCCTGCTGGTCCTGCTAAATCTATCAACACTTTGCGTTCTAATGCAAAAGACGGTTACTCTGTTCACTTCTTAGGTGAGATGGGTATCATGTTGAGAGATCCGCGTGGCTGTGGTGAGTTGATCATGGACGCTGAGGGTTAATCCACGTATTTAAACAAGTACGCCAATATTATACAATATAACTTATAGGGGCGAAATAGCCCCTATATTTTTTATTAACAGGTTTAAAATCTA